AGTTTCTATATTATGTAAATTTTATAATTGGCACTGATGTTCCAACAAATATTGATTCACGAGAAATTGGTATTTTAGTAAAAAGTATTGACTTGCCTAAATTTACAATTGATGTTAAAGATTTAAATCAATATAATAGACATACCTATATTCAAGACCGTATAAAGTATGAACCAATAACAATTAAATTTCATGATGATAATAATAATGGCTTACGTCAACTGTGGGCAGATTACTACAATTATTACTATGCTGATGGAAAATATGCTCTGACTGATTATAATAACGACGACAGATATACAGTTGGAAATCATATAAGTGCGTGGGGATTAGATAATGGTAGCGATACGCCATTTTTTAGTTCTATAGAAATTTACAGCATGTATGGTGGAGAAAGCAACAAGATTACTATTATGTCACCAGTGATTACTAGTTTTTCACATGATACACATGAATATGTTGATGGACAAGGTATCATGGAAGCAACAATGCAATTGCGATACAATGGTGTAACATATGAAGATGGATTTGTTAGTGGAATACCTAGCTTTAGTGAGTCTGCATATTATGATAATAACTTAAGTCCATTGAGTGGACAATTTGCTGGTAATTACTATGTTGATCCTATTACTGGTCAACTGCAACAGCAGGGATATAATTTTACAAATCGTAATGGTTACAGTGGTCAGCAAGGATATTTTGGATTTGCTGATCAAGGTTCTTTATATGACCCAACTGCTAACCAAGGTTTTAGTCCACAAGAAATTGATAATATTGTAAACAACAACAATTCTAATTTAGGCAGTGGGGATACAGTATTTCCAGTCGCTGATACAAACAGTCCTATTGTAGCGAGTGCAACTTTATTGCCACCAATTCGTTCAGCAGATTTGAATAGTTCATCCATAAATCCAGATAGCACTTCATCTAATGTTGTTGAAAACCCATATACAGATGGAACTTGGCAACAAACTTTATACAATCAAGGATATAATACACAACAAATAAACAGTGCAGCGGATTTTGTTAATACAGTGCCACAAACAACTTTAGCAAGTTATGGTGGTTTTACAAATACTATAAGTGCTCAAGCATTGATCGCACAACAATATATAGAAAATCCAAATAGCGTAAACAATGTTGGTAGTGTAAACTTTGGACAGCCTGCAAGCGTCCCAAGTGAGATTAATTTTTCAAATCCTGCCAATCCACCATCTCCTTCATATTCAAGTTCAGATTGGCAATCAACATTAGCTTCGCAAGGTTACAGTGCAAGTGATATTTCTGTTGCAGCAAGTCATATAGCTACTTTAAATATTCCTGCTGGAACTAATTTAGTTCCAATCGCTACAAATTATATTGCTTATAGTAAAAATATTGCATAATAAATAATTTTATGGCAAATATTCCTAATATACAACAAACAGAAACACAAGTTTTTTTTAATGGCTATTTTAGTCAACCCTTGCAGGTAAGTGATGCAGTATGGGGGCAAGTTTATGGTTATTTTTTAACTTTAACAAAAAGTAGTGATGCAGCTAGTGCTTTAGCACAAAGCGTAATTACATTAACATATAATAATAATTTAAATCCACTTGACTTAATCCAACAATTTCAAGCTAATCCAAATGCAAATAATGTAAAAAATTTACTTGTAAGTTTTTTTAATAGTGCAAAAGGCGCAACAAGTAAATTGGGATATAAAAAGAATACTTCCATTCCACCATCAGTATCAAGAAATATTCTAGTATGAAATTTAGCCAAGGCATTTTTACGCCGAAACATCCAGAAAAATACATTGGTCGTGGTAGCATAAGATATCGAAGCAGTTGGGAACTCAAATTTATGAATTTCCTAGATGAACATCCAAGTGTAAAACAATGGGCAAGTGAAAGCATATCTATACAATATATAAATCCAGTGGTTGGTAAAACTAAAAGTTATGTTCCAGATTTTTTTATAATTTATGAAGATGCAAGTGGTAATCGTAAAGGTGAATTGGTAGAGATTAAACCTCACAAAGAAACAACATTAGAAGCTGCTGGTCGTAGTCAAAAAAATCAAATACAAGCTGTTGTAAACCAAGCTAAATGGAAAGCAGCAAAAGATTTTTGCGACCGTAATGGTATTGGTTTCCGTGTAGTTACAGAACATGATATGTTCTCAAATACTAAAAAGAAAAAGAGATAAATTAGTATATGACACAAAAACTAGAAGAATTATTTGATTTACCACCTGCAAGCAAAGATATGGTTGAAGCACTTAATACTGCTAATCAACTTGAAGCAAGTTTACCCGAACAGCCAGAAGACGCAATGGATAAAGAATTAGATGAACTTACTGAAAAAGCAGTTGAAAGTTTTGAAAATCTACAAAGTCTTGGTATGAATGTTGAAGCACGTTTCAGTGCGCCTATTTTTGAAGCAAGCGCAAAGATGCTCGCTACTGCCGTTACTGCTAAACTAGGTAAAGTTCAAAAGAAACTCAAACAAACTGAACTTGCAATGAAGGCACAGAAGTTACAACACGATATGAATAAAGACCGTGGCGAAGAAGTAGAAACAGTAAGTGCTACAGTTTTTGATCGTAATGAACTATTAAAAACCATCAGAAAACAATAAATATCTAAAAGGTATTAATTATGAAATCCTATATTCAGTATTTGACAGATAATGAAAAGAAATATGGGTTCCGTGCAAAGATTGCAACGGAAATCACAAAAGAATCTATGGATAAACTCCAAAAAGTATTGGCTCGTTGGAATCTTGAAGCAATCAGCGAACCAAAGCACTTACCAGTAAGCGAAGATCATACAGGCTTTGGTCATTTAAAGGCAACTGATCTTTATATTATTGATATGGTTGTAAATTATCCTTGCACACCAGCAGAAATGCAAGCTGCAATTCACGAAGCAACTAATATTCCATTCAGCCACATTATGGTTGTAACACCAAACCAAGAAGTATTGGCTGCACCAATTGTAGCAGAAAATCCAGGAAAGACTATTTTAGATAGTCCATACCCAGAACAAAAGGCACCTCAATTACTTGCAGACCTTGCAAATGCTCTTAAGATTCGAACAATTGAACATCCATTTGCAGTAAAGCCTGAAGTTGGTAAAACTACAAATGATATTCCACAGTACAATACAAGTCCTGTTGGAACACACAAAAATAAACTCCCAGAACGTGGAAGAACAGGAAGATAATTATGCAAATGATTGATGTATTAGCCAAGCTAAAAGAAATTGAAAATCGCAGTCCAGAAGAACTTGGTCGTGCTATCAATACACTTAATAAGTTAAACAGCACAGAAGTTCCTGTTCACAAAGTTGCAGAAACAAAAGCACCTGAAATGCCACAAAGCAACAATAGCAATTACATGGTTGATGTTCTAGCTAAGCTAAAAGAAATTAGTAATCGTAGTCCTGAAGTTGCTCATGCAATTGATAATGCAACTCGCATGGGAACTAACGTTGCAGAAGGTATTGAAATTAAGACCAGTGGTGAAGATGCAATTCTTGCTCAAATTCTTAAACTTGCTGGCATGATTGGTGGTGTAAATTCACCAGATATGGCGGCAGCACAAAGCGATATTCCGCACGACCAAGCAATGGTTCCAAATGAGCCTGCTACACCTTCTTTCCCTAGCGTAGGCGCAAACCTTCCAAGTATTAGTGGTGGACCAGATATGGAAGTAACTATGGATGATGCGCCAATGGGTGGAAATCCTGATGAACGTCCTTATAACAATAGCCCACATGAAGTATATAAAGGTCCAAAGGCAGCAGTTCCAAGTGGAAATGATTTAGCTAAACCAAAGCTAACAGCACCAAAAGTTGCTGGTGGCGATAATCCAACGCACGTAGCAGTAAGTTTTGACTAAGGATTTATTATGAATTTCCGTGATTATCTTGCAACAGTAGAAAGAGCAAACAACGCACCAGTAAGTGGTGATATTGTTAATATTGAAATTGATAGTTTAAAAAGCGTTCAGGCAACTGTTGTTGAACATACTGATAGCACTATTACTATTGCGTTAGATAATCCAGGATGGAATATTTTAGACCGTCATCATCTTTTAAGTGAAGGTGCTACACAAAAAATGGCAGAGTTTGTTTTAACTTTTGAACGCGATGGTCAGAAAGTTCAAAAGAAATTCTTGCATCAGCCACCAATGGAAGCTGCTGGTATCACTCCAGATTTTGTTCGCAACATTGCACCAGCAAATAAAATCAATGAAACAATGAAAGAACAAGGCTACAAACTGCGTCATGCAAGTGCAAGCCTTATTGAAACAGACCAACTTCCAGAAAGCGAAGTAACTGTTATTGCACGTAATCCAAGTGCAACCGAAGCACGTGTTACTTTTGAATGTGCATTTAAAAAAGCAGATGGTGACCGCAGTCGTTTATTCCTTGAAGGAATTGATTGCAGCACAGGAAGCGATAGCGCAAACTATTGGATACTTCCTGTAAAGAAGTAAATTTCTCATAAATAATCTTATGAGAGCAGCAGAGTTTGTTTTAGAAGCCAAAGGCAAAGCAAATCCAGAACATAGTAGCACTATGCAACCAAGCATGGTTGTTCATGATTTAGACCCTGGCTATGACTATTACCGTTTTATGATAAAGGTTGCTGGATATCCACAAACAAATGCCGCTCATGATCATGAACACTTCCGTGATCATCCTGTAATGACAGCCTATACACAAGCAGAAGAAGATATGTTAAGTGCAACTGTAAAAGGTATGGGTAAAAAAGCAACTTGGATTACTACCGAAAACGGTAAAGAGCCAGCAAGTAATAATAAAACAAGCCCCGTTCCATTTAATAGCGGTGCAAGGAAAAAGAAATGAGAGCACATGAATTTATAAATGAAGCAGCAGATTATGCTGGTGCAAAAGGTATGAGCCACCAAGCCGTGACTACAATACCAAATGCATTTCTTTATCCTGAATTAGACAATAGTAGCGGATATAAAGCATATCGTTTTGGTGTTGCACTTGCTGGTATGCCCGATCTTGATATGCCAAAGGAAGGACCAACTGGTCTTAAAATGGTAACTATAAGTTATACACCAGCAGAAGAAGAAATTTTACAAAAAACTGCAAAATACTTCGGAACACCACGTGTTCGTTTAACACCAGAAGGCAGCGATGAACCAAGTTACGTAAATCAAGTAAGCCCAGTTCCTCACAATAGTGGTAAGAAGATTAGACGCAATGCGAGCGAGTGAATTTTGTGAAGATAAAAGTTTGGGCTATGCAATAAGCCAGCATGGAACTCATCTTCATAAAAAAGAACGAGAAAAAAATATTCAAGCAGGCACAAAAGATTGGTTTAAACTTTGGTTTGCACGTCCATTCTTAACACATGAAAAAGAACCAAAAGGTCATAGCAAAAAGTAAAACTTATGCTAACCATTTTTACTAATAATATTAATAACATTAATTTAATTAATAATCTATTTGATGGGTTTACTTACAAAATTTTAGATAAAAATGAGTATTCACCCAATGATACTAATTATAAAATAGGTTTTTATTATGATTTAATAAACGATGGATTTGGTTCAAATTTTGGTCATGAAATAAATGATATATCTTCAAAATGTGATTTAGTATTTCTTTATAGCACTGAATTTCATGCAGAACATTTACAAATGCTAAAATTATGCCATGATAACAAACATTTTCATTATATTTGTCCTGCTATTCCGTATCATGATTTAAAAATATTACCAAGAATAATTTTTAATGGGCATTGGTTTGAAGATAATTGTAGAATTTATAAAAAATTAGATTATAAATTACAAGAATTAAATCCATACAAAACTAAAGATTATTATTTTGATGCGTTGTTAGGCACTCCAAAAGTAAACAGACAATTTGTATTTGATAAAATTATTAATAGTAACTTGCATAATAAGTTTGTTTATAACAGTGGCAACGATGTGCAAAAAGTGATATTAGATAGTGATATGGTGATACCAGAAAATGTTACAAAATCATATAGTTTAAACTATTTTGATTATAATGGAGTTCAAACATTATTTTGCCAAATTATACCTACTGATGTATATAATAAAACTGCATATTCTATCGTAGCAGAAACTAATTTTGAAAATAGATATTTTTTTCCAACTGAAAAAATTACAAAACCTATTCTTGGTCGCAGATTGTTTGTTGTATTTGCTCAACATGATTATCTCAAATATTTAAAATCACTTGGATTTAAAACATTTAGTGGAATTATAGATGAAAGTTATGACAATATAAAAGACAGCAATGAACGTTGGAATGCAGCTTGGGAACAAGTTGTTCAATTATGTAATGTAAAACAAACTGAAGTGCTTGGACAAATTAAATGGATTTGTGATTATAATTACAATCATTTGATAAGCACAAACTGGACCGATAATGTGCGTAATACTATTGCAGACCTTATAAACATAAATATTTAAATGCGAGCACGTGAATTTATATCAGAACAAACAGAAGCAGAACACCAACAAGGACGTGCTGGTGAGCATCCTGATTATGAACAACGTGGAATGGCTGGTGCCTATATTATTCCAAGTGCTAGCTTAAATTATTACCAAATGTATCGTTATGGTATTATGATGGCTCGTGCTCCAGACCCACAACCAGACGCTTTTGATGACCAAACATCACTTGGTGATAAAATGATTATTATGCCTTATGATGAAGGTAGTATGCAAACAATGTTAGCTGCAAGCAAAGCAACGGGTAAACCACCAAAAAGCATTAGCAAGTATAATCACCACGATGAAAATCCAGAAGTAAATCGTGTAAGTCCTGTTGCTAAGTTTAAACCAACTCGTCGTTCTAATTGATATAATCGCGCCAACTTGGATGCTTAAGATCGTATGTGTATTGCTTACGACGAGCAGTCAGCGTCCAATAATCAGGCTTAAATGGTTCACGAATTGGTTTACGTAAACGATTACCTTTGCGACTATTGCACGGAATACAACTAGTCACACAGTTTTCCCAATTTGTTTTACCACCTTTACTAAGTGGAATAACATGGTCAATGTTTAATTCATGATAATCAAAAGTTTCTGCACAGTATTGACACTGAAACAAGTCACGAACATACAGATTTTGACGGCTGAAACGTATTCCTTTTTGGAAACTGTGATAATCTTTTGTTATAGCCAACGCAGGAACTTTCATAGTCACGCTTGGACTATGAACTTCCCAATCATCATAATATTCCAGAATCTTGATACGATCCATAAAATGCAGCTTTACACTTTGCTGCCATGGAATAACGCTTAGCGGAAGCCAAGAAAGTGGTTGATAGTTAGCGTTTAGAATCAGTGTGTCTGACATATAAATTATTTACCCGTCTTTTATGACAATTTAATAATACTACATAATAGAAATCTGTCAATAAATATTTTTATGCCAAAACCAATAGAGAATACCCTAGTTAAAAAGCCCCATAAACGTATGCAAATGACACAGCAAGAACTGATAGAGTTCAGTATGTGTGCTGATCCTGTTACAGGACCAGAATATTTTTTACGCAATTTCTTTTTTATCCAACATCCTACACGTGGTAGATTGCAATTTACTCCTTTTGACTACCAAGAGGAACTGTTGCAAAATTATCACACCAATAGATTTAGCATTAATATGCTTGGACGCCAAATGGGTAAATCCACTCTTGCGGCAGGATATCTACTATGGTATGCTATGTTTATTCCTGATAGTACAATTCTTGTAGCAAGCAACAAATATACTGGTGCACAAGATATTATGCAACGTATTCGTTATGCGTATGAAAATTGTCCTGACCATATTCGTGCAGGTGTTGTTGATTATAATAAGGGAAGTCTTGGGTTTGATAATGGTAGCCGTATCGTAAGTGCTACTACTACAGAAACAACAGGTCGTGGTATGAGTATTTCACTACTATACTGTGACGAGTTGGCGTTTGTGCGTCCAACTATTGCAAAAGAATTTTGGACTTCTATTAGCCCAACCTTGTCAACAGGTGGTAAGGCAATCATTACATCTACACCAAACAGTGACGAAGACCAATTTGCTGATATTTGGAAAGAAGCAAACAAGAGATTCGATGCTCATGGCAATGAAACCAAATTAGGTCGCAATGGATTTAGTGCCTTCCTAGCAACATGGGATCGCCATCCAGAACGTGACAAAGATTGGGCAGAACGTGAAATGGCAAGTGTAGGTATTGATCGCTTCCGCCGTGAACATAACTGTGAGTTTGTTATCTATGATGAAACACTTATTGCACCAGGTATTTTAGTTGACTTAAATGGCATTGACCCCATAGAAAAACAAGGTCAAGTGCGTTGGTATGAAAAGCCACAACGTGACCATATCTATATTGTAGCACTTGACCCAAGTCTTGGAACTGGTGGTGATCCTGCTGCTATTGAAGTTTTTGATGCTACTACCATGCGACAAGTTGCAGAGTGGACACATAATACAACAATTATACAAAAACAAGTAGCTATATTGGCAGAAATTTGCAAATACATTAAAGATGTTACAAATGATGCAGGTAACATTTATTATAGTGTAGAAAATAATACTATTGGTGAAGCAGCATTACATGCAATTGCAGATATTGGTGAAGAAAATATATTCGGCAGTTTCTTAAGTGAACCAAGTAATGCTGGCTCTCGTCGTTGGCGTAAAGGTTTTAATACTACACCAAAGAGCAAAATTGCAGCTTGCAGTAAGTTCAAACTATGGATGGAAACTGGTAAAATTAAACTTTGCAGTAAAAGTCTTATTAGTGAATTAAAAACTTTTGTTGCACATGGTGTAAGTTATCAAGGTAAAGTTGGCGAAACTGATGATCTTGTAATGGCAACTCTACTTGCTGTGCGAATGATATTACATCTGCGAATGTATGATAGCAGAATCAGCAATGGATTGGCTATGGAACCCGCAGATATAATTGCACCAATGCCGTTTGTTGTGCTGTAATTGGATAAATAATTTTATGGCCGACTTAAGTAACGCAGCAACAGATTTGTTTTATAAACTACGAAATCGTTTCCCAAAAATCACAATGGGCGACGAAATGAGTGTGCCAACGATTGATCCAGAAGCAGCACGTTTTTTTAATTTTACATATCATGATAAAGAAAGCGGTCGTGATTATGGTAAAATTACATGCAGTTTAATTGATGGTAATTCACTTAAAGTATTTTTTGATACAAGTATTACTGATCGTATGTTGCCAGAAGATAAAGATTACTGGTATCGTTTTTTACGTGAATTGCGTCGTTATGCAAAATCACATATGTTAAATTTTGACGTTCGTGATATTACCAAAGACGTGTTAAGTCGCAGAGATTATGAATTTTTAGCTAAAAACAACCCAGAGAAAAAGAAAATGAAAGAATCATTAGAAGAAAGCCGTGTATTATGGCAACGTAAGGGCAAGGTTAGCGAAGGTAACCTTAACAATGTTCGTATTCATGTTGTTCATAATGAACGCATGTTGGAAAATCCAAATAATAGATTATTGAAAGTTGATCGTATTTTCCTCGTAAATGAAAGTGGAGAGAAGTTCTTACTTCCATTTAAAAGCGTAAGTGGTGCAAAAGCAATGGCTAACCATGTAAGTCGTGGTGGTAATCCTTATGATTCAAATGGTCAAATCATTAGTCGTGCAGTAAGCGAAATGCGCAATCTTGGTCGTTTTGCAAGTGTTACGCGTAGCCGCACATTTGAAGCGGCAGAAGCAAATAATGTTATTCGTGCAGCACAAACTGTAAAAGAAAATCTAAAGCGTCATCTTAACCGTTTAAGCAATAACAGCCGTTCATTTAATGAGAGTTTAGCAGCACTTGCTGAATTTCTTGGTGAACAGATTGATGATGTTACAGAAGTAAAAGCATGGTTTACTCAACAAACATATAATGAAAATTTAGACAATTATCTGGCAAGTGCTGCTGGTGCATACAAAAAACTACGTGAGAACACAATGAACAAACTTGATGAAGTCAGCGACAGCGTAAAAAACAAGATTTTGGACCCCAACTTTAAGCTGTTACTAAAGGCAGATGCTGGTCTTGACAAGTTAATGACAAGCCGCAGTTATACAGATAGCAAGGCTATGGCAGTTGCTATTCTTGGTGATATTGCTAACCGTCTTATTGCAAAAGATAGCGATGATGTAGCAAACTTTGCAGCACTTATGGGAGACCTTATGAGCAGCGAAGGTGAAGCATTTGGTCAAAAGAAAGGCGATGCTGAATATGAAAGTGACAAGAAACTTGCTATTATGCTTGCACAAAAGTATCTTAAGGAACTAAATCATATCCGCAGAAATCCAGAAGATGAGAGCAATTATCGTCAAGATGTAAATCGTAAGCCAGAAAAGATTAAAGGTAAAAAGACTGAAAGCGAAGTATTTGCTGAAGAAATCATGGGTATTGGTGAAGATAACATGGGTGCCAGTATAGAAGATATTACTGACGCAATTAGTCATCGTCTTATGAATAGCGGAGCAGCAAATAAAATGCTACGTGCACATGGTCTTGACAAAGTATTAGATGCTATTCACGATGTCGCATCACACCATGTTGGTGCAGAAGAAATTGGCACAAGTGATGTTAGTGCTATGGTAAATCAAGTTATGAAACAACTTGGTATGCGTGAAGATGCTGTCACTGAAGAACCAAATGAAGGCAATGAGTTCAGTGGTGCATTAGCTGCTGCAAAGGCTGCTGGTAAAAAAGAATTTAAAGTAGATGGCAAAACCTATCCAGTTAAGGAAGGTGGACCAGCAGACAAACCAGAACACGAAGATTCGGACGCAGATGACAAGCGTTTTGATGACAAAGAAGAAAAAGTAGAGGAAACCAAAATGAGTAAAGATGTTATGGAAATGCGTAAATTGGCAGGTTTGCCTCTAATGGAAAACTATGTATACGCACAAGAAGAAGAAAATGAAATGTCAAGCGATAGTCAACCAGAAGCTGGCGAACCAAGTGCAGACGATAAGGCAGAATATGATCAAGAAGGTCGTATGGGCAAGAATCGTTTAGCAACAATTAAGGATGCAGCAACTGAACTTGAAAAAATGTTGCAAGACAATGAAAATCTACCTGAATGGGTTCAGGACAAGATTACTATGGCTGCTGATTATATTGACACCGTGCGTGATTATATGAAGAGTAACGATGTTGAATATACAGACGAAGCTGTAGAAGAAGCAAAAGCAAAGCCAGATTATCTTGACTTTGATAAGGATGGTGATAAAGAAGAATCAATGAAAAAAGCACTTGCTGACAAAAAGAAAATGAAAGAAAGTGCTGATTTGACTTGGCTTCAAGCAGTTGCTGGTATCAAATCTAAATGAACTATGATTTAGCATGGCTCCAAGATTGGGCATCTAAACAAGTATATACGGATAGCGCAAGCGCAAGTTGGTTGGTGGTAAGTCAGGTCTGTCCTAACTTCCCCAACCATGCTATCAATATTGGTCCAACAGAAGACGGTCGCTATTCAGTAACACTTACTGGACCAATAATCAATGGTGATACCGTTTATATTAATCCATCGGTATGAAAACCCCTTTATTAACTGACATAGAAGCATATCCAAATTACCCTTGGGCAAGGTGGGTTTATAATAAATTACTTCTATCGCAAACTCTTGGTTATGAATGTGGTCCACACGGTATAATTCCAAAGAACTTTCCTGTTTTTTCTAAACCTATAATGAACTTGGAAGGTATGGCACTTGGCAGCAAAGTTTGGCACAGTAAAGATGATATTGAATACATACCAGGTCATTTTTGGATGCCATATTTTACTGGTGAACATTGTTCTTATGATATTCAATTATTAGGTGGCGAAGTAATACATTGTAAAAAAGCTATTGCACGTCCAAGTGATGACCATAAAGTAATTGAACATTGGCTTATTACTAATGGTGATTTGGAGGAAGCACAATCACTTTGGAAAAATTTACTTCCAGAATTTACAGGTTGTGTAAATTTTGAAACAATAGGTGGCAATATTTTTGAAGTTCATCTACGTTGGGCAGCAGAGTGGTATGACTGGTATAATAGTGGAATGCTATTATTTTATAGTGTGCCAGTTTGGTGGGAAAATTTACCAGAGTCATTCAATATTGACATAGATCGTCCAGAAACAGTATTAATAAAAGATGTAAGTAGTGATATTACAAATAAGAGTTTGCAATTTAAACGAAGTCATATAATATTAAGCGAATCTTTAATCATGGCAAGACGTGCACGTGATGAAATTATTGAGCTAAACAGTAAGAAATAATTTGATTTACTTTTCTCTTTGATGTATAAATAGGTATATGCAGTAGAAATCATTCTATTGTATATGGCACATATTGGCACAGAAAGGAAAAACATTATGGCTTCATTGGCAGAAATCCGTGCAAAACTTGCACAACAAGAAACCCGTTCAAGCGGTTCTAACGGCGGCGGTCGTGACAACGCAGTTTATCCACATTGGGACATTCCAGAAAATGCAACAGCACGTGTCAGGTTCTTGCCTGATGGCGATGCTAAAAACGACTTTTTCTGGGTTGAACGTGCAATGATCCGTCTTCCATTTAGCGGAGTTAAGGGTCAAACAAGCAGCAAGCCTGTTATTGTTCAAGTTCCATGCATGGAAATGTATAATGAAACATGCCCAATTCTTACAGAGGTTCGCACTTGGTTTAAGGACAAGAGCCTCGAAGAAATGGGTCGTAAGTATTGGAAGAAACGTTCTTATATCTTCCAAGGATTTGTTCGTGAAAATCCACTTGCAGAAGACA